AAAAAACCTACCATTGAAGATATCTGCAAAGATGATTGGAATTTCAATAATGAATGGGCTTATTGGACATGTCACAGCATGTAGAAATTAAATAGAATTTGTTTCTTCACATCTATACTTCATAGCAATTTTATCCCTATTAACTACTTTGTATCCTAACTTAGACATCATCTTTAAAGACTCTTGATGTGCGGCCCGTGAGCATTCATACCAACTGTTATACATTACTGGAGACTGAATAGGAGGCATACATAGCTGTCCTCCTAAAAAAGAGCACACCCATATTGTTAATATAAATTTTGTCATTTTTAAGTTCCACTTTTCGGGAGATATTTTCCCATCCTCTTCTCATGTTTATTTCTATTTTTCTTATGGCGTCCGGGTCGTTTCTTTAGGGTTCTTTTATGATAAGTACTAACCCCCCACTTAGGTGCTTTGGACATCCTTATTTATTTCTGTAGATTTTGTAAAAGCAGGTAAGTATCTTATACTTCCATTAATATATTGTTTACAGTCCGAACCACATGTCGTACATCGAAATATTTCAGGATTAATTGAAACAAACAATCCTTCGTGCTCGCAGGTAGGACATCTTCCACTAGTAAGCTGTGTTGCTAAATCAATTGCTTTCCCAAAAGGACCTTTTCCGTACATGTTTTTCTTTTCTCCTATACTTAGTTTTATCTCTTATTACTTGTGGTGTAAAGAACTTTAATACTTTCGCAATTGGATTTTTTCTTCTATTCTTTTTAAGAAAAAAAGCGTAATGCTTTTTATTCACTGCGCTGTTTAACCTTTTTGTAGATTAACAGCGGATGGGCCTTTTGCGCCCTCTTCAACTTCAAATGTTAATGTTTCACCTTCAGCTAAGCCGCTTAAACCTGCGTCTCTTACTGCTGAAGAATGTACAAAAACATCTTTAGAGTCGTCGTCTCGTGAAATAAAACCATACCCTTTGGTAGGATTAAACCACTTAACTTTTCCGTTTATTGTCATGTTGTTTCCTTTTATTGTTGATTATTTTAATTTTTTTATGCACCTATTCCTAGAAGAATTAATACAATAACTATAGTGATAATCATCCATTTTTCAGTAGGATTGTGAAAAATTTTCATTATTCAAGAATTAATGCTGTGATATGTTTTTCTCCTAAATATAATTCTGTTTGAGCTTTACCCTTATAGCATTTATAAGATACAGTTTCACTATACTGTCTCTCCGCTTCACGTTTTCCGCGAAGGCACATTCCCATTGAGGGCTGGATACGGTGTTCTTTAATCTCTCCGTTTACAAACATCAGTAATGCAAAAACAGTCTCGATCAAAATTGCTCCTTTTTTCCGTTTTTATAATGGATTTCTCTGTTAGCATCTTTTAATTCTTCTATATCTTCTAACACTTTATCCATTTGTCTTCTTAAAAATTCTATGTTGACTTTATTTAAAGCCATAGATTCAAGATGTTTCTCTATCTTCTCCGTGGTCTTGTACAAATCCTCGATCATCATAAATTGCTCGGAATCTGCAGGAAGCGAACCTAATTGACCCCGCGGCCATTTGATTCTAAACTCTGTATTCTCAGTCAAGTCTTTCGACATTAGTTCTACTGTAGTTGAAATTTTGTTTTGGGTTTCAATGATACCGAAGTAAGCCCAGGTCCCGATCGCTACCAGCGCGATGAGGCTGGCTACGGTCTTCATAGGCATTTGAACTGCTGCTTCTTCTGAAATTTTGAGTGCCATTAGTTATAACTATATCCTGTTGAGGGTTGATTATCTTCTAGAGCTTCAAATAATTTTTTATGTTGGTCCATAATTTCTTCATCTGAATCCATCATCTTATCAACCTGATCTTCTAGTTTTAAAACTTGTTGTTGAATTCTATGTACTTTATCTTCGTGTACTGCCTGGATAGTTGACAGTTCAAAAGTTCTGGAAAGTGACCAGCCGGCTAGGGCTAATAAAATTCCCACAAGCATAGTCATTAATTTTTCAATCATTTTTTCTCCCATTTCCAGCTCTGACTGATAGACTGTTTTTGCTGCAGCTTATCATTTTTAGAATCTGTTTCCGTTGTACCATACTCTATTTTTGTTTCACTTGGAATCATTCTATAATTACAACCTGATAAACCTATTGAAATAAGGAATAAAACAAGAATAATAATAGCCCATTTTTCCCATTCATTGTGAAATATTTTCATTAGACATTAATCCTGCTTTTTCTTTTTCTTTTTTTTCTTACGCTTCTTTTTCTTCTTAAGCTTACTGACGTCGTCAGTGGGTACAGAATTCCATAGTTGTTCATCGATTGCTTGCTCCACCTGCGATACTTTTTCTTTAATAAGGACCATATCTTGCGACAAGGAGAATGTGCGGCTAAGCGTCCATCCGCCGAGGGCGAGGAGTACAGCCAACAGTGCAGTAATAATTTTATCATGCATTAAGAACATCCTAAACATTCATCGGTATCATCTACCACGAGACCTTGAGGTCCACATTGACAACCTTCACATGTACATAAGTCCCCGTCATAGTGATGACCGTGAAGACTTTCTTTACAGTGACAATCGCAATGACAATTTTTACACTTACTCATTTTTTTTCTCCTCTACATTATAGAAGTACTTATCAGTATCTTCTGTTTTCCATTTACCTGTGTCTTCCACATTCCAATCTGAGGTTTGCACTTTCCAATCGGGAACTTCGTCTTTCACTGTAAACGAAGGTATATCCCAGAGGATACGATTGTTGGGTTGTGCAGCATAATTTCCATCCTCTAGAGCGAGAATGTGAGCGCACTTATGTTCATGCGATATTTCAGAATGATCTGTATCTACTATATTACTCTCTGGATGTGCCCAGTCAACTGTAAAAAGATATTTCCCTGGATGAATTTTTTTATCTTTTCCAAAAAACTTTCCAGATTGTCCATCTAAGATATCAAAAGAAGTAACGCTAGGATAGTAACTGAAGCAATTCCATAGCTCCAGCTCATCAAGCCTATATCGAGGAACTTCTTCCGGGTTATAGTCTCTTTGAATGAACGCAGAGATTGGTAGCCTGTAGAAGACCGCACCGTTTTCCATAATTGCATGAAAAAGTATCGGCCTACCAGTGATGGACGAAAGCCCAAATATAATGCAGTCTTCAACTTCGCCATGATGTTCTTTAAGATCATAGAGATACTCTCTCCTGATCTGTGCATAGGTCACAGGAATATTTGCATTTAAGTAGGCCATTGCTCATTAGAATAGTATTGCGCCAATAACAAAACCAGCAATGAAGCCAATTATGTATTCTCTATAGTGTAGAGAAAACATATCCCATTTGACTCTCATTTGTTTCAAAAATTGTTTCATTTTTGCTCCTCTTTTATATTATTTTTAAAAAACAAACTTATAGTAAACCGATAAGAAGGTCCAATTAAATTTTGAGCTTTGATAGTGTGCGGAATTGGACCATCAAAAATTACTAACTGATTAGGGGTGTAAGGATTAGCTAGCTTAATTGTCTTTTTATCTCTTTCATAGAATAATGTTTCTCCTCCCCACTCTGGATTCCAGGTATTATTTGCATAATACAATGCAACTAGACCTTGATGAACGTGTATGAAATTAACATCTAAAGGTTTAGTTAAATTGACCACGCATTTTTCATAATGTCTTTTGCCTTTTTTTATTTTTTTTAAAATGGGATCTAACATTTTTATTTTATTTAAATCTTCAAGACTAAATTCACTGTGTAAATTTGGATAGGGTCGATGGTGAGGTTCTTGAGTATCGTCCCAACCTATTTTATAAAAAGAATTTAGTACAAAGTTATGTATAACTGTTGCACGATCGGTTTCAAAAAAATTATTATATATCTTAATCATTTTATGTTGCCCCAATTGGGCCCAGATTCATAGTCTACTTTATTAGGAACCTCGAGTGAAACTGCCTCCTCCATTATTTCTTTTATTCTGCTTGCATTATTGCTAACAGATATATCAAGTTCATCATGAACTTGTATGTGTGGGATAATTCCTTCTTTGTATAATTCAATCATTGCCTTCTTTGTCATGTCTGCAGCTGATCCTTGAATTAATTTGTTTAATGCTTTGTATGTATAAGCACGTTTGATCCCTGGTCCGTGTTCCATGAGCGCTGCATCATGAGGCAGAGCTTTATGAATTCCAAATTGATTTGGTTCCCATAAATGGAACCTACAAAGTCTTCCAAGTAAAGTTCGTATTTGTCCTCTGTCTTGTGCTCTCTTCATAACAGCATCCATTAGCTGTTTAACAAATGGAACTTTACGATGATACTGTCTAAAAAGATCATCAGCTTTTTCTTTAGATATTCCAAGTTCTGCTTGTAATTTATTTTTACCCATACCATAGAACAGACCAAGATTAATTGTCTTGGCCTGTGATCTAGGTATCTCAGCCATGTCTGCCACGATAGTATGGAAATCGGCATCGCCTGTATTATAGGCTTCCAATACTTCGTCCACGCCATAGAGATTTTGTAAAGCTGCATAATGCACTACCAACCTAGGCTCTTGCTGAGAATAGTCAAATACACCCCATGTATGGCCTTCCTCGGGTATAAATAATGACCTGATCAGTGGTCCAAGTTCCTTGTTCCGTGCTGGTATCTGCTGTAAATTTGGATTAGAGTAGGAAAATCTTCCAGTTACCGTTCCTCCATTGTCCCCTCTTAGCTGATTTATTTCAGCATGAATTCTCCCTTTATGATTATGTTTTATTATGGTATCAATGAATGTGGTATGCGCCTTGTTTATTTCACGAGCGCGGGCGATTCTTTTCACCAGCGGGTGGGGGTGATTTTGAAGAAAGTTTTTTGTAAATGAAGGAGAATGTGTTTTTTCTGTCCGGTCAAAAGGTAGGTGAAGTTTTTCAAAAACTTGAGCAATACTGCGTGCTGCCCATATTTGTACCTCTACTCCACTTTCTTTTTCTACTTCTTGTAAGCATCCTTTTTCTTCTTCAAGTAATTTTTCTTTTAATTGGTGAGCTGCTTGAACGTCCACACGCACTCCTAAAAATTTCATATCAACGAGGCAAGGAAATAGTTCAGTCTCTAATTCAAAAATAGATTGTATATCTTGGTGTAAAATTTCTTTCTTTAGTTCTTGCCAAAGTTCTAAAGTTATCTCAGCATCTTTTTCTGCGTAAGCGCCAACATAAATGGCTGGAAGTTTATACATTTCCGCTTTGGGGTCTACTCCCCAGGATTTGGCTGCATCATATAAAGCTGCTTCATCTTTACCTTTACCAATATATCTACGACTACAATTATTTAAATCATATCGCATTTGGTTTTCATCTACGATTGCCGCAGCGATCATGGTATCAACAATTTTACCCTTTATTTTAAGTCCTAATGATCTAAGCCAACATACATCGTACATCGCATTATGAAATATTTTTGTAGCTGGAGTATTTAAAACATTCTGAAACCATTTTAAAACTTTCTTTCGATCCATATTACCACCACCTTCATGAGCAATTGGATAATAACCAGACCAACCTTGAACAGCGACGGCAATACCTGTCACATCTCCTCTACCAGTGACATTACCTGATCCCATTTTAATTAAATCAGGATCTTTAGTTTCTAAGTCAATTGCTATTTCATCGTGCTTGGATAAATCTGGAAATGTTTCTGGTGGCAACCATTCAGTTTGAGGTTTAAATAAAGGAACTTGTATCATTTAACTATTCCCCAGGAATTTTTCTTTTCTTCTTTCACTTGCTCAGGATAGTCTCTATCAATTGCCATGTCAATATAATGTTTTGCTTTTAACAAATCTTGCTTTTGATTTTTTTGTTTGTGACGACACAAATATTTTATCGCGTTTCCTTCGGCAAATGGAATATTATTTTTATTTATAAACTCACTAGGCTGAATGACCATACTTTGATAGTGAGTGCCCCCTACTTGCTTTTTATATATATCACTCATAGTTTATATCCTTTATATTCTTGTCTGGGTTCTATAATATGTAAATGTTCCTTGGTCCGTGTTGCACCAACATAGAACAATCTATTCTCGTCATCAGGATTTTTTTCATATGACTTTAATGTATTTTCACTAAGATCAGTTAATAAAACTACATTTTGTGATTCACCACCTTTAGCACCATGAATTGTAGATAATTCTATTCTTGGTTCCCTATTTAATTTCTCTCCATTCCTCCTCATCTTTTTTAAATAATTTACATCTCTACGGGAAGC